CAACTCTCGCCCAAGGTGCTGCTGCATCACCCAGCGATGCTCAAGCATCCGGCCCTTCGAGCCGCGGCCGGGCGTGCCCTCCGGCACCCAGACCCGCACGTAGCCGTCAGAACGCAGATAGCGCCGGGTGCATCCGTTCGTGAGGTAGCAGTCTCGCGTGCAGTAGCGCGTCCCTCGCGCCGTTGGCCGGAAGGCGCCACCGCACCCCTCGCACGCCTTGTCCGGCAAGCGCCGGCGCGCGTTCCCCCGTGGGGGTCCATACCCCTTCATGCCAAGGAAATTGTGACTTGGAACTGCCAGGTCTGGCCGGACGCCTTCGTCCCGTTCGCCGCGACCTTGCGGTTCAGCATCCGCGTCCCGTTGTCGATCCCCCACTCGTTCCACGCCTGGTTCGCATCAGCGCTCGCGAACGTGGAGCGGAACGTGATCGTCTTCGAGCCGGCCGTGCCCGTCGTGTCCGTGTGCTGCGGGTACGTGGCGTCCATCGCCTTGCCGACGAGACCCGTGAGCGTCGTCTGCGTGTCCGCCTCCGCCGTGCTCGCGGTGCCAACGCAGATGCGGGCGTTGCCGTTGTTGAAGTACGTCAACGCCTGAGCAGCCGTCGTCGTGCCGTTGCCGATCAGCATCTGCCAGATCGCCGACACCCCGCCGATCAGCAGCAGATTCCCGTCCGCCTCCACGGTCTCGAGGTGCTTGTCGTCCGCGTCGCCCGCGTCGATCTCCTCCGCGGTGAAGTCCCCGTCGTACTTCGCGATCGACGTGTGGACGCGCCACTCGATCGCCTCATGCGTCTCCGGCTGTTCAGCTTGACTCATAGCTCGTTGCCCTCCCTGTCGAATCTCGTCGAACCTGCACAGACCGGGCGGGCGTCGGGGCGCGCGCGGCCTCCTTCGCCACCTGCAGCGCGTTCGCACCGCGCTGCTGCTCGAGTGCCAACTGCGCCTGGCCGCGGACCTGCTCCATCTGGATGTGGTGATCGAGCGGCAGGCCGGCCGGGTCGAGTTGCGGGTTCAGGATCGCCCACGCCTGCGCGTACGCCAGCGCCGCCTTCGAGCAGTCCGCCATGTCCTGCATGTGCTCGGACCCCGCACCGAACTCCGCGGAGCGCTGAACAGCCAACAGCAACGCGTTCAGGACCGCCTGCGGGTCCGCCTGATTCATCACCGGAGGCGGCATGGCCCCCATCGGCGGTGCTTCCTGAAGGCTCACTGAGCGCCCCCGTTCCCGTTGCCGTTGACGCCCATCGCCTGGTTGACCTGCTGCACGTCCGGACCCTCCTGCGCGAGCCGCGGGTCAGCCGCCTGCGCCACCGTTACCGCACGCTGGATCAGCGGGGCCGGGATGCCCATCTGCTGCAGTACCTCGAGCGCCTTCGGCGGCACCGGAGGGTCCGTCTGCTTCAGCCACGACTCCGGGTCGCGCACCCCGAGAAGTTCCAGCCCGCGCATCAGCGGACGCTTCGGGTCGATGTACGGGTTCTGCGAGAGCGGCCCCAGGAACGCCTGCGCATCCTGGCGATCCTGGGGAATGTTGCGGGCCGCCATCGAGCCGCCCTCCGGGATGATCTCGAACTCCCCCTGGAGCTCACCCGGGCCGACCTGGAACCACTTCCAGCGCTGGTCCGCCTCCTCGCCCTGGCCCATCCCCTGCGTCTCGTCCTGGATCCGCACCTCGCGCGGGTCCAGGATCATGCGCTGGTTCAGGTACAGCCAGCACTTCGCGACCTGACGGACGATCTCGATCTCGAACCGGCGGGACGCCAGAGCGATACGGGCACTGAGCGACGCCTGCACCAGCTGCGCCTCCGTCGCCGTCGAAGCGACCGAGTTGTTCGGGTCCATCGAGTCCGAGATCCCGGACACCGCATCGAAGTCCTGGCGGATGACCTGCTCGTCCTGGTACGCGGAGCCCGGGACCTCCTGGCGCTGGATCGGCATGATCGCCGACCGCACGTCCGCGTTCGTGACCGGGATCGCCGCGTTCGGCCCGAACTGCAGGTCGTCTTCCGCGACCGCGCCGTCGTCATAGATGTACCCGGCAGCGAGAGCCAAGGTCGCGGCGTCCCGGCGCTGCGAGCGTAGCGTGTCGAGCTCGCGCTGCAGATGCTCCAACGGCTCCAGATCCCCAATGCCGATCATCTGCTTCTGCAGCGGCGTCGGACGGTAGACGTGGAACGGGATCATCCCGACCGACTGGTTCTCGTTGCTCTGCACCAGCGCGCAGCGATCGAGGACGGTCAGGACTTCGCGACCGTCGTGGTACTCCCAGACCTCGTGGACCTGCTCGCCCCGCGGCGTCGTCGCGAACGACGGCAGCCCCGACGCCTCCATGCGGTCCTGCCACACCTCGTCGTACTTCTGGCCGTTGCCGATCGACCGGAGCTTGTCCTCGTCCAGCCCCTGCGCCGTGACCGTGTTCCACACGCCCGACTCGATCCGCTCGAGGCAGCGCTCCAGCGACATCCACATACGATGCACGACCCACTCGCACGTGTTCATGTCCGAGCCGTACGGGTCCCACATGAAGTCGAAGATGTCGACGTCCTCGAACATCGGGTCATCGAACGTGCAGACCTGCCTGAGCTTCGGGTCGACCGTGTACCCGCCGCCCAGCATCTTCGGCTTCACGCGCCGGCGCAGCGCGTACTCCTTGCGCCAGTAGCTCTTGCCGACCCCGAGCCCGTAGATGCGGCCGGAGCGCATGACCGCCTGGAACGGCAGGTCGATGTCGATCTGGTCCTGCTGCGCGTCCACCAGCAGCCGGATGTTGTGGACGTTCTCCTCCCAGATCTCCTTCCGCGGCAGGTAGATCAGCTTCGGGCGGTGAGCGATCGCGCGCGGGACCATCGTCTCGATCGTGCGGTACGAGAGCGGGATGTGGAGTTGAGCGCCCCACGTCTGCTTCGTGTCGCGCAGCAGGCCGTCGCGGTCGTTCGGGCCGGCCTTGATCCAGTCGTCCTTGAAGCGGCGGAACCCGCGGTACTGCTGGTAGCGCTTGTTCAGCGTCTCCTTCAGGTCCAGCCAGATGCTCGCCTCGAACGATTCGACGCACGCCGCGACCATCTCCGTCAGGTCGCGCTCCTGCGGCGGAGCGTCCTGCAGGTGGTTGACGTCGGGTCGAACGTTCGGGTCAGGCATCGCTCACTCTCCGAAAGGTGAAGGGTTCGACCGCCAGTGACCGGGACCCCAAACCTCGCCGTCGGCCCAATGGATCTCGGAGCGATTCTCCGGATGCGCCCCGACGTGGATCGCCATGAACTGGTCCCACGACTCGAAGATGTTGATCGAGCCCCAAGGGGGCGGAGTGAGCCAGTGGATGACGACGACCCCCGTGGAGAACAGAACGCCCTCCACGACGATGCCCGTACCGCTGACCCCAGAGACATCCTCATCCCGGTAGACCGCGAAGGCGCGCATCCCGCGCGGCGCACGAGAGGGAAGCGTCACGAAACCCGCTCCGCGATCTCCGAGTCGTCCTCCTCCGGGAGAGCGTTCGGGTCCAGGCCGTCGTTGATGTCGTCGCCGACGAACTCGCCGTCGCGGTACTGGGTCGGATCGTCCTCGGGGGGCGGCTCCTTCGTGGCGTACCGCTCCATGATCTCGCCTTGCGGATCCACGACCTGCGGCTGCTGGCGCGTCTGCTGCTCGGCCTCCGGGCGCGCGTCCGTGCGATGCCGCCACTCCACCACCGCGCCCGTCGTCAGCATCTCGCCCGGCAGCCCCGTCGGGTAGCGCTCCAGCCACATCTGGAACCCGCCGCCGGCGCGGTCAGCCATCGTCACCGCGTCGACCGCGGCCATGATGAGCGCGTCCCGCGAGACCGCCAGGACCATGCCGTCCTGGGTCTCCATCTGCACGTCCGGTTCCACGTGCCACCTGCGGATCACTGGATCGCTCCTCTCTGCGACTGGCCCAGTTGGGTGTGGAACGGATACCGCGGGCGCGGCTCCGTCGCCTTCAAGATGAGTTCCGCGGCCTTGAGGCGCGAAGCAACGTCCACGCCCTCGTCGCGCGCGATCTTGCGCAGCGCCTTCATTGCCACCTGCCTGTTCGTCTTCGGCTCTGCCATGCTGCGGATGCTCGCAGCGAGAGCGGACCGTTAGACGATCGGGCCTAGTTCCTTCTCGTGGCCCGCCGCCCGCAAGAGAGCGGCCAGGTCGTTGTTGTCGGCGAACACGCGGGCCAGCACCCGCCCGTACTTCTCCAGTTCTGGCGGACGCAGATCCGGATGGATCGTCTGCACCGTGATCCGCTGCGCGCCCCGCAGGACCATCGCCGTGAAGTCCCGGGCCATGACGCCCCTCGCCTTGTCCTTGCCCGTCATCTCCCACGTGTCGATGTCGTACAAGCGGACCGTCCACTGCGGCCGATCCCAGAACCCGTGCGTCAGCCGGCCACGGTCCACGTCGAAGACGATCGTGTCGCCGTCGTGGTTCGAGACGTACTTCGCGAAGTAGGCGTACGTCACCGCAGGTGCCATCGATCGCTCCTCGCTCACTTGCGCTTCACCCTCGCCACCCGCGCTCGAGGCTGCGCCCGCGACGCGGCGTAGATCGCGCGGCCCAGCAGTTCCGGATGCAGGTTCGTGTCCCACACCCATCCCGGCTTCGGCGTCGCCGCCCCCGGCGCCATTCCGCCGTACGCGTCGACCGGCACCGGCGCGCTCGGCACCATCTGACGCACCGTGGGCGCCATCTGGTAGCTCACGAACTCGCGGGCGCCCGCCTCCTTCGCCAAGTTGTAGGCGCGCGCGACCTTCGCCGCCCGCTTCGCCGTGGGGACCTCAGCCGCCTGGTAGCCGAACTCGGTGAGGTACAGCGGCGCTGCCTTGCCCTGCGCGGTCTGCAGCTTCCCCTGGCGCTTGTAGCGCTCGAGCGTCGCCTGCAGATCCTTCAGCGTGTCGATGTCCCACGTCGTCTTCGGCTTGCCCGGCTGGTCGTACGGGTGGTAGGCGAACCCTGCGGTCTTCAGCGGCTTGCCGGCCATCAGGTAGCGCATGAACTTTTTCGCGTTCGGCGAGCTCGTCACCTCGCCGAGCAGCACCTGCGCGCCCTTGTCCGCCCCCTTGATCCCGGAGTACATCGAGCGGTACAGGTCCCGGTAGCGGCGAGCGGCCTGCTTCGGGTCGCTGTCCGCGCCGCTGATGAACCCGCTCCAGTTCGGCTCGTTCCACGCCGCGTACTTCCCGACCCGCCCCTTGAAGTGGCCCGCCACCTCCGCGGCGAACTGGCCGGCGAGCCGCGCGTTCGTGTTCTTCGCGCTCAGGGACTGGTCCCACTGGGGCGCGTAGTCCGGGGTGCCCATGATCGTGATCTGCGGGGCGATCCCGGCAGCGCGCAGCGCGTCAACCTCCTGGTCGATCTTGCCGTACCCCTCCGCCTTCACGCGCCCGTACATCACGTTGATCCGGGCGTCCTTCGTGCCCGCCGCCTTCATCGCGGCGATCAGGGCGTTCTGCTGCGGCCCCTGCAGCGCAGTGTCGTCCTGGAAGCCGAGCTCAGGCCGCTTCGCCATCAGCGGAGCTCAGACAGCAGCCCTTGCAGGCGGGTCATGTCGAACCCGCGCGGGGACTTCCCGCCGCGCAGCCAGTCCTCCGAGATCATCGCGTAGCACTCGTCCACGTAGGTCTTCCAGAAGCCCCACGTCATGTACTGCTCCTCGCCCCACGTGTACGCCATCGCGACGCGCGAGTTGTACGCGGTCACCTCGATCGCGTGGCCGCCCCACGAGCCGGGCTCCCAGTCCCCCGTCGGCTTCCCCTGCGGGGCCGTCCACTGCCTGCCCTCGCCCGTCTGGCTCTGAGCGGACAGCGGCAGCCACACGCCGACCCAGACGCCACCGAAGATGTTGCAGGCGGCCTTCACCTCATCCAGGTCCGTGTGGTCGACCTTCACGAACGCGGCGATCGTGTGGCGGGTGCCGTCGCGCTCGCGGCCCATCCCGACCCGCCGCATGTAGTTCGCGACGTCCAGCATGTACGCGCCGTTGTCGGTCGACGGGTCACCGATGCGGAACCCCGTCACCGCCGAGTAGACCTCGAGCACGTCCGCGTCGTTCACCTGCAGTTCCTTCTGCTGCGAAGCGAACTCCTGCGCGACGATGCGGTGCCCGTTGCTCGCGCACGTGCAGCAGCCGAACTGGTCGTTCGCGAACATCGGCACGTGGTGCAGGTCGTGGGCGTAGCGCCAGTTCGACGGGATCGCCGGCAGCGCCTCCATGTCGACCAGCGGCTTGAGCTTGAACGTGCGCGGGTCCTCCACGACCCCCAGCTTCTTGCCGAGCTTGCCGATCATCCGTTCGCCCTCTCGTGGTCGTGCATCTCGAGGCGGCCTTCCTTCAGCATCCGCTTGCCGACCTTCGCCAGATGCTCCTCGACCTCCCTATCCCAGAGATCCGGGTCGAACGGGCCGCCCTTGTTCTTCTGCGACGGGGCGGCTGCGCGGATGGCGTCGAGGTTCGCGCGCGCGCAGGCGCCCATGTGCTTCTGCATGTCCCCGACCGTGCCGTACAGGTCTTCGCCGCAGACGTTGCAGTGACCGGTCGGCTCACGGAACTCCGGCGGGATCCAGATGCTCAGTGCCATGCCCGCCATGCTCGCGCGGGCTGCGGACGCCTACCAGCCCGTCACATCATCCGCGGGCACATGGCGCGACGAGGACTTCTTCGACGCCTCCTTCGGCACCCGGTACTCCTCCATCACCTGATGCGCGCCCATCACCGCCATCAGAAGGTCGTCGTGCTCGCCCGGCATCGCGCCGCGGCGGCCCTTGTCGTCCTTCACATACGTCGTCAGCTGACGGGCCGCCCTGACACTCCGCATCCCGCCCCGCGTGTCGCTCTCGAGCGCCTGGCCCATCGCGCCCTCCATCAGCGGCTTCGTCGAAGGGGACGTCTGCCAGCCGATCAGCGTCGTCACCTCGTCCGAGCGGCGGTCGTGGCGGCGCCGGCGGTACAGCTTCGGGTAGCGGTAGTCCTTCGCCAGCGGGTCGTTCACGGCCACACCCACCGAGTTGACCTCAACCGCAACCCACGCCCGGTTGTAGTACAGCGCGATGAGGAGGAGCCAGAACGGAAGAAGGTGACGATCCAGACGCGACTCGTACTGAGCCACCTGCATTCGAGAGCGGTGGTCGAAGACCTGGATCGCATGAAAGTCCCCCTCCATGAACGTGTCCTCCGCGCCCTCCGCGACGTCGCAGAACACCACGTACGCGCCCTCCGGGCCGCGCTTGCTCTCCGGCAGCAGCGCCTGCGACGCCTTCGTCACCGGGTGCTCCCACACCTCCAGCAACTCCTCGCCCGCCTTCGCCTGCTCCCGCGGAACCCAGATCGCCCCCGAAGGCACGTTCGTCGTGCCCTGCCTCGAGCGCTTCACCTCGAAGCCCTCCGCGCGCAGCGTCCCCAGCACCGGCTCCGGGTGGGACTCCGCGGCCTTGATCGCCTTCGCCACCAGCACCGAGGAGAAGAACGGGCGGCCCGACATGATGAACGCCTCCTCAGCGCTCGCCGGGTTCTCCTGCTTGAACAACTCCACCTTGTTCTCGTGCTGGGTGCGGATCATCATCCGCCGCCACGCCAGCTGCTCGAGGCTCAGGCTGTAAAGCTCCTGCAGCGCCGGCTCGTCCTCCACCGGCTCCCCGTACAAACGGGTGTCGCCGACCGTCTCGCCGAACCTGTCGCGCGCCTCCACGCTCGGGAACGGCAGCGCGCAGTGCGGGTCACGCCACCAGGGCACGAACACCGCGGCGTAGGTCTCCCCGGAGTCCGGGTCCGCCTCGCCGGCGACCGCGTCCTGCCAGCGACGGTAGAAGAAGTTCAGGCCGTTCGCCGTCGACTCGAGGACCGCGATCGTCTCCGGCTCGTACGGCAGCGCGTTCAGCAGCGCCAGCATCTTCGAGGCAGGCCCCGTCGTCGCGGCTTCCTTCCAGCGCGCGACCTCCGACAAATGCACCATCGAAGGGGTGTAGCCGCGCTTGCCTTCCGGGCTGTTCGCCGTGTCGATCTCGAACACGCCCGTGGCGGTCAGGCCCTGCATCCGCAGGTTGCGATTCTTCTCGCCGAACTCCATGAACGACCGGTTGCCCGAACGGCTGAAGTTCGCGCCGATCAGGTCCGGCTTGATCGTGAACCCCGCCCCCAACTGCTGGTAGCTCGGCAGGTGCGAGTACATGGTGCGGGCCATCACGAAGATCTGATGCGCCGTGTCCGTG